TCAGCATATGCCATAGGATAAACAGCCCCACCACCAGCAGCAGCCATCACAACCTCTTGTGGTCTACCACCACTTAGTTGTGGCATTGTATTAGCTGGTAATAAACCAAACTCAGTAGGGTTTGGAGGTCTTTGACCCATCCTTCTAGCCATTTCAGCTTCAAGATTGTATCTACCAGCTGCGTTCATTGTTAGTAAAGGTGTAAGTTGCACACCCTCTTGTTTCTTAGTATCTTCATATGCCAACTTGCCTAAACCAGTAGCTAAAGCACCTAGCCCTAACATAGCACCACCACTTAGACCACCTTGAGCATTTCTCATGAAACCACTCAAAACAGGGCTGCCATCAGGATTTCTTATAATGTTACCTTGAGCATCTCGCATTTCTTCACCACCATAGACATCTCTAAGACCACTAGCACCACCAAATCCAAAGGCATCACCTACACTTTTAATTAATTGTGGTGTTTTTGACCCATCATATTCTTCTCTTGTAACTCTTTCATAACTGCCATCCTTATTGTATTTTCTATATTCGAACTGACCATCACCAACTTCAACTTTCTCAATCTTAGGTCCACGAAATAAATTACCTATACCACCAGCTATATTTTTAAATAATCCTTTTTTATCAGCACCGGGCAATATAAATTCTTTTGCCCTACCTAATAAATCTGAAATACCACCACCAGCTGTAGTAGCACTTGGGTTAATGCCGGGTGTACTGAAACCACCACCTTCTCCAGCTCCAAAAAATTGACCTATTTTACTTTCACCAAAAGCTTTGCCTATCTTGCTATCACCAATAAACTTGCCTATCTTACTATCACCACCAAAACCACCAGCTGCTGTCATAAGGTCGCCAATGCCACCTTCACCTTTTGCAATGTTTACTACAGCTCTACCTCTGTTGTATGCAATGGCTGGAGCTTGCCAAGGACCGGGCACTATAGCTGCGACTGGGGCTATCACTTTAGCTACTTTTTTTATGCCTTTAGCTACTTTCTTTAAAAAACCATGTTGTTCAGCACCAGTGAATTCGTTAAGACTAGCGATACCTGTGCCATATACCATTGATTCTGGGTCAATACCTACTTCAAGAGCAGCGTTTTCTATCGCATCTTCTAAGGCTGGGTTGTTTTCTAACATCTCCCTAGAAATATTGATGTCTCCTGACCTAACATGAGCCATCATGTCATCTTCGCCAGCTCCTTGTGATAGTTGGTCAACCAAATCAGCTTGAGGTGCAAACGCTTTGGTTTTTGCATTTTCCATCATTCTGCCCAAAAGTTCTTTTTCTTCTGGGTCATTGGTCATCTGCCTTCGTGCTTCTAGTTCTTGTAAAGCTTTTTGTAGCTCCATCATCTTTGTATCTGTCATACCAGCACCGCCTGTCATGGCTGATTGCATAAATCTATCGTAGTCAGCATTTGTCATCTGACCACCACCTACAGGTCTTGTTGTAGGAGTCATATCTGGCATCTGTCCTGTTACAACCACTTCGTCTATGACTTGTATGGGTTGTGACAGCTGTATAGCATCATCAAATGACATGTTGCCCATGGCATAGTTATTAACCACTTCTTCAGGTGCGGTTCTGTCTGTTGTGTTTAAGTAAGAAGTAAAAGCCATAGCTCTTTGTTCTACAGGGCTAATACCTTGTCTAGCACCTTGTTGTGCTATCATCATGTTCATGTCTTGCTCAGACATACGACCACCTGAACCACCAGTCAAACCAGCACCTTCAAGCATAGCTCTAAAATCTGGGTCATTTCTGCTCATGCCTGTCATTTCTTCCAAGCGTGGTATATATGCTTCAGATGCCTCACGAGCATTACCAGCAGATGCTTGTGTACGAAAGTCTGTTAAAATTTCTTTTATATCTTGATTTTGGTAAATTCCTAAATCAGGCTGTCTGCGTGACAAACTTTCAGGCAAAGATATGTCAGCAAAGGGTCTCTGACCATCTGCACTCATCATCATGCCTTGACGCATGGGTGTTTCCTCACCTGTAAGACTGCTTATTCTTCTTTGTAGTTCTTCGCTTATAGCCATATTCTTAACCTATTGTAACAGTTACTGCACCGACACTCATTGTAGCACTAACACCAGTAACGTATGTCCTATGTTCATAAAGATTTCTGAACTCATTGCCATCAAAAGCCTGATGAACCTCTACTGTAGAGTTAAATATAATCTGCCCTGTAGCAAATTGCAATTCAGAAGTCTCTGTGTTTGTGAAATGCTTAATCCTATCTGGGTCATGTGCACTCAAGTTTAACTCCAATACACGAACCAAACGATTAAATGTTTCGATTGAAACCATGTCACCTTGTGCTATGGGCAATCTGGTTTCTAATAATTTGCCCATTATCTACGACCTGAACTTTGTACGTCTAAACGTGTTGCTCCAAGCCTCCACCTGTAGTTTTTACGACTAGCAGTATTGTCATCATCTGACTCAAATCTAAGTACCAACTGCCTACTTCGTGTTCTCAAACTAGAAAAAGTAGATGAGCTAGTGACTTGTGTGGTCGAGTCTGTAGTGAGGCTTTCACCATTAAAGTTTCTGCTTTTAACCACTATGTTCATGGCTGGTGATGGGGTTGTGCCTGTCTGAGTGTCAAACTTAATGTCTGGTATCACCTTTTTAACAAAAGCAAAGTTCTCACCATCAGCTATATCTATATCTGCTGATTCTATAAAGACATTATCCATAGCACTGTCATCATCGTTGAATCCTGTCTCATGTAAGAACAAACAACTAGCAGAAGAACTTGTGCCTGATGCTATTGGTTTGTTTTCTATACCAGCATCTAGCCAAGCGTGTCTTACCAAAGAACCAATACTCCAAGAGTTTTCTTCATAGTTATAGATGACATAACGAGAAATTTCACCTGTGCCATCTGCTATTGAGGGATAAAAAAACCATATCTCAGAAAATTCTGTATTAGTAGCAACGTGGCATTTGTACGCTTGAGACACATCAAGATCAGAGAAAACATAGTCTTGCACTGAACAAGGCAGTTTCTGTACAGAACCATTGTAAAAGTAAAAAGCGTTTTTTGACATGAAAAATACACCATTGGGTGCATTGGTAGCAGCTTTAGGTCCTATCAATCCAGCACCTTCATTGATTAAGTTCACTGCGAAAGTTAGAGGAGGTCCTATAAACGTCATGCTATACAAACTGGTATCTGTCCACACCAATACTTCTTGTCTTGATTTAAGACCACCCACTATAAGTGAACCACTGGATAATCTAACATCTCCAGCACTGTTGGTGTTAAGTGGCTCAAACTCTAGAGCATTTTCAGAGTCACTAAATGCTATTAACATAGGGTCAACAGCACCTGTTCTTGCACCACTGCTTATTGGGTCAGCACCCAATACTATCAAATGTCTGTCTGTCTCTGAGGTAATGACTTGTAAACCTACAGTTGGCACTAAATTAGCTCCTGTTGTACCTGACAGGCTAACAGCTCTTGTTGATAAACCATCGTTTTCAACCCATCTGTATATACTGCCACCTCTAGGATTTATAATTAAATCTTCACCAAAGTTATCGTGTGTCCATAATCTTAACTGACCAGAAGCAGACAAAGCACTGGTCGAACCAAATGTACTAGCACCCCAAGTGCCAGAACCCCAACCAGCAGATTGCACAAAAACGTCTAATCCTGAGTTAATTTGGTAAACACCATCAACACCAGAACCACCATTACCACTGTCACTGCTATTTGCTGTTACTGTGTCACCATTGGTGTCTTTGGCTGTAAAAGTGTAAGTGTTGGAACTAGAGACACCTGTAATTTGATATTCTTGGTTTAAAACACTGGCTGTTATCAAACCACCTAAAGAAACTGCTCCTGATATGGTTACAAAGTCACCTACAACAGCACCATGACTCGAATCAGTAGCTGTGATTGTAGATGAACCATTAGTAGCTGAAAATGTAATACCATTAGTAGTAGTGGCTCGTACAGGTGTGATGTCGTTGTAATTGCCACCATTGTCTATGTAGTATTTAGATGTAGTACCAAAGCCTAAGTAACGCTGACCTCCCAAAGAAATCCAACTGTGAAGGGCTCTAGCTGTATCAAAAAAGGTATTAGAACTTTTCTTTTCCCAACCACCTATTTTTTCAACACCACCTTTTCTAAAACGTACTAAATTGCCATCGACCCAACCATTTTCATTAGAATAGTCAGTTTCTTCTTTGTTGATTCCCGGCTTAAAATTAAATTTTGTGAGTGGCATTTTTTGACTCTACCATTTCAAAAAAAAAATTAAGCTATTCTGATAATGGCAGCAGTCGCACTAGCTGCTGGAAATACGACTGTAAAGTCTCCAGCTGTGCTTGTCTTGTCTCCTCCAAAGTCAATAGTAGCCAAAGCTTTGTTACCATTTGTGCTGTTGTAAATCAAACAACCTCTAGCAGTAACTGTAGCTGTGCCAAATGTTAAGTCTGCAAAATCTACTATTGCTGTAGTGCCTGAAGTAGTTGGTGTCACGTTGGTCAACGCTGCTCCAGCTGCTGTGTAATTTGTACCTGTTACTTCATTAGTGGTTGCATAGGCTGTTGTACCAGCACCCATAGTTGCTGATGAAGTATATAAAGCCAACTTAATAGTGTCAGCTCCATTGGTTAAATTGTGTCCTTCTACAAGGATTTCTTGTTTAAAACTTGTGCATATTGCTGATGTTATTGCCATCTCTTAAAGCTCCTTAATTATATTAGCCATGTCTTCATGACCTTGTTGCCTTAATAAATTCACATATGTCACGTTTTTAGAATTTATTGCGTTCTTAATAGTATATAAGATTACAGTATAAACTTGATTTTGGAAAGCCATAGCCTGTTGTTTTACATGCTCTGGTGCATCCATAGATATTTCGCATATTTTCTTAGTTGCTTGCTCTGCCCAAAACTCAGGGTCATGTCCTTTGTTTTGTGTGGTATGAACACCAACTTTTCCTAATTTTATAAAACTATCTGTCATCCTTTGTATGGTTCTGGTGGCTTTTCATCTTTGTGTAAAACCAAACCATGCTCTGCTAATTTTTTATCAATATCTTCAAATGGTTCTATTATCCATCTTCCTTCATGTGGTATTGCTACTAAAGGCTTTTCTAGTCTATGAAAACCATACAGTCTATCAGTAGCTACTACATTAGAATCTAAGACAGTAGATCGTGAACTAATACCTACTATTATATCTGCTTCCATGCACTTGCATATCCAAAACTCAACACAAGCTCTTCCAGCTTCTGCAAAGTGCATATTTTCTTTATATGAAAAATCTATGCCATACAGGTCAATAGCACCTACTTTATTGAACAAAGCAAAAGCAATAGCGTAGGCTACTGTGTTGTTTAAGTAAGCACAACGAGTAGCGTTACAAACAGCTTCTATAGGATAAACCACAGCACTAGGCACTCTTTCATCTAATTCACAGGTATAAATAGGATAGTCAGCGGTTGGCAGTATTCTAGTCAACGCACCAGTCTGTTTGCCAGCATCATCGCTGTCAAAAAATCGACTGGCTGGGTCTAACATAAACATTCTGTCTGTTTTATAAACAGCAGCTGCTGAATTAATAGTCCAGACTTCATCCCAAGTTTTGCCATTTTCTATGCCTACAGCAAAATCTACTTGCGATATACCAAGTCCTACTATGGCAATGCGTTTGCCTTCTAACGATTCAATGGGTTGCATTAAGATACGCCAGTGCGTAACTGATCATATCTATATTCATCTCGTGTGCCACGACCTTCTGATAGAGTTTTCATTCTGCCAACTGCCTCCTTAAATCTAGCCTCAAACAGACCAATGACATCAGGGGGTTCTTTCAGAAAGATAGCTCCTTCTACTAAACTTCCATACAACAGAGCGTCTGGATAATCAGAACTTAACACTGTTGTACCGCTGTCACTACCACTCGTTAACGAGGCTGGTTTATACAAATAATGTAATTCAATAGTATATGCTGAGTCTGGAACTGGAGCAAGTTCAAAAGAAGTATCATCAAACTGTGAATAATACTTAGGTTGCCCTGTAGCAGATGAAGAAGGTGCATACTCCTTAATAAAAGAAGCATGTTTAAAATCTAAGTAATCGTATGTACTACTGCTAGTAATTGCCAAACTAAAAGGTGCATAAAAATCTGTTGGTGTAGCCAAAAACCTATTACTAACTGTCAAAGTGCCTGTTACATTCTTTCTTTGAAAAGGCAGTTGAACC